AAAATAAGCCTCACTAAGCCTCCTTAGGCCGACTAAGCCAAAGGGACGTTGTGGGGCTTTACTGATTTTATATGGAAGCCTCGGAGACGGGGCTTCTGTCTTTTCGGAGTGTGCGGTTTGTGATAGGCACAAATTCGGGCATCTCCATTTCACGGTAGCAGATGTGCAGACCGATGGCACGTGTCATGAGCAAGTCGTCATGCTTGCCGACAATAGCACCATACGCGCCATTCGGCTTGCGCTCATAGGTGTCGTACTCGTCAAGACACAGCTTGTCGCGCTCGATGTAAAGACGCTCGCGAATGACCTTGACCAAGGTGGAGATAATCATCGGCTTGGTGGCCACATTCGTATGGAAACCATACTTGCGAGGTGCGCCCTCGCGTATCTCGTCCTCCGACTGCTTGCGAGCGTAGAGATTGGGATAGATGTCCGAAATCTGATTGAGGATATACTGCGACTGGTCGCCACCCTCCACCTGTCGCTCCTTATCGTGCGTCTCCAAGGTGTTGGACTCGATGACCAACAGAGAGTCGTTGTAGAAAGCCGCAATCTGTGCGGCACGCCATGCAAGGCGGTCAATGTCGCAATGGCCGTACCACTGCGCCACGACAGACGGAGGCTCGCTGCCGTCAATCATGCTCAGACGGTCAAACACCACGATGACAGACCAGTCAGCCTTGTTGGAGCGTCCGCCCACATCGACCACGGTAAGGTAGCGGTCGGTAACCTCGTAATCGTCAAACTTCTCGGGCATAGCCCAGATGGAGAGCAAGCCCTGCCTGTCCTCACGGAAGCGGAGATTAGAAAGAGCCTCCTCGCCCTCGTCGGCATCGGCATACACCTCGCCAATATACTTAGGCTTGCGGCAGTAAGGCTCAAACCGCTTGACAAGGTATTTGTCGAACACCATCGTACCCGAATGGACAAACGCCTCCACATCATCAGACGGGAACTCCGCAGCCATGACCGCAAAGTCGTTCTTACCAGCACGCTCGTATATGTACCAATGAATAGCCTCCAACGATGCACCCCTTTCCCAAAGCGACCACAGATAGCGTCCGCTCTCCTCACGGTTGGACGGAGTGTAGGCATTGTTGCGGTTCTCGTAAAGTTTCTTGGCAAATGCGTGTAGTTCTTCGGCAGACTTGAACGGCAGCGAGTAATGCTCAATCTGAAACCATGCGATGAACAAAGCCTCGTACTGCGAGTACACCTTGGGGTCGGCAGCGGCAGAATACTCACGGTGGAAGAAATTGCCAGTACCGTTGGCCGTGGACTCCATAACAATCATTGTGTAAGGCTTGGCGAGAATACCAGAGCAAGCCGAGCGCACGATGTCCTCGGGCGACTTGCCCTCCGTCTTTTGCCACAGACCCACCTCGGAAAGATGCACCAACGAGTAAGCACCGCCACGACAACCGTTAGGACGCTCGGCAGTACCTACCTTAATCTTGCACTCACGCTGCGGCACACGGTGCGTAGAACCCGATTTGCCGACACCGACAAGTTTAGGCTCGTTCTCCGAATAGACCTCGCCCAACCTGTGCAGGAACTCCACCGGGTGCTTCTTAATCATGAGGTCGAACATATCTTTGATTTCGTCCGATGCCGTGCCTTGGTGGGCGATGATGAGCGAGTTGAGACCTTTCTTGTGGAAGAACTGCAACCACGCCATGTAGAGCTGCGTGGTTGTGGAGCCGCCCCACTGACGCGCTTTCAAGAGAATAAGACGGATAGGCTCGCCAGCCTTTCGTTTCGCCTCAAAGCGCGACACGAGGATGCGCTGCGGATACCACAGACGGAAAAGCACGTCCTTTCCTGCGTCCTTGTTGTGGATATAGACGAGCGTAGCCGTCCAAAATGGAAAGTCGTGCTTGAAGCGCAAGCGTATGAGCGTGCGCGACACCTTGATGAAGTCATCGTCATTCGGCTCAACGTGCATCACGGACGAGAGAAACTTGTCGATAGAGCCAGCCTTGACCAACTTCTTGACAAGCGGAATGTCCATCATCTCCACAGGCAACCACTGAACAGGAATGGCAAAGTCGGCAATGCTGACACGCACACGCTCACCGATAGACCCCTCACCAGTGACAGGGTCGAACTTGGCGAACATGATTTCATTGCGCCTGTCATTCTCCGCAAGCAGTGCGGCAATCTCTGTATCTGTCGTATTGGTTGTCATACCATCCATTCTTTATGCGGTAAATAAACTCTCCGACCGTGCGAGGCGTGAGATAGAACTTAGGCGCAGGTTGATTGACAATCTTCGTAACCAACTCATAGACCGACTTGTCGGGATAGTCCTTACGCATGATGAGGTATCTGCGGTAAATCTCCTCGAACATTTCACGCTTGTTGCTCCTCATGCGCGGCATGGGCTTTCCTGCCGCCATAGCGGAAATGACAATGGCCGCACGCTCCTCGCTCACCCAGAAACGAGAAGCAGGAGAGTCGGCCACCAACTGAAAGATAACAGGCATGACGATGATGCTTGCCTCGGCAAGTCTGTCGCGGTACACCCTCATAAGGTCGGCATTGCGCTCCCTTGTAAAATCCAATATGCTGCCAAAGTATTTCATAAAACTGGTTTAAGATTATAATCCTTACTGTGCCTTTCTAAGCCTTTTTGAGCCGTGGGGAAAGGGCAAAACACTCTATACAAAGGTACTTAAACCGACTCACAAAAGTTAAAAGTCAGTCCACCTCTTATATGGCTATTTTTGCATACGAATATTACACAACCATAAGAAAGTTAAGATAATGGCTGAAAACAATGGAGTTAAGAGCAGACGCGACCAGCAGCTGGAGCGGCTGAGAAAGAAATACCCGGACAAGAAGTTCGAGGACGACGAGGAAATCTACGGTCAAATTTCCGATGATTACGACCAATACGAGCACGACCTTGACGGCTACAGGGGCAGGGAAAAAGCCATGTCCGACATGTTTGCCGCAGACCCGAGGAGTGCGCAGTTTCTTGCCGACATGCACAACGGCCAAGACCCTGTGCTCGGTCTTGTGAAGAATTTCGGAGTGGACATCAAGGACGTGCTTGACGACCCCGAGATGCAGGACAAGATAGCCGAGGCCAACAAGGAGTATGTGGAACGTGTGGCCAAGTCAAAGCAGCTCGATGAAGAGTATGAAAAGAACATGGACGCAACGCTTGAGACACTGCGCCAGTTTCAAGAGGAGCGCGGCATGACGGACGAGCAGATAGACGAAGTAGCCAATGCCATGCTCACCGTTGTCAAGGACGGAGTGATGGGCAAGTTCTCACGCAAGACCTTGGAGTTGTTCGTGAATGCCATCAACCACGATGCCGATGTGGCCAACGCTGGCGAGGAGGGACGCGTGGCAGGACGCAACGACAAGATTGTAGAGGGACTGCGCAAGCGCGACAAGGGAGACGGCACAGCACCGCTCAACGGAAAGAACGGAGGCGCACCGAGTCAGCAGAAGAGTTCACAAAGCATCTTTGACCTCGCCAACGAAGCCGTATAGCCCATGAAAGGAGAAGTCGTGAAGTTTCCCCCAGAGGGCAAGAGGCTAAAGCCAACGACCGGGAGCGCAGGGCTGAGAACCCAAGTGCCGGGCGCAATGGCATCAGTAAGCAATCTCGCGAGCGCGACAGGCGGTATAGCCCCCGGCAACCTCGCACAGACCGATAGCAAATAACATTATTCACAAACTAAAATTTTAAGACATGGACGGAGAAACCGTACAAGTAGGTGGAACTACAACCACCACCCCTGCACCAGGCACAGCCGGCGTGCAGAGCCAAGTGCCGGGAGCTGCCACTACCGTCAGCGGTGTGGCAGGTGCGACAGGCGGAGTAGGTCCGGGCAATCTCGTGCAGACAGACCTCGACCAAGAACTCTACAAGTTCAAGAGTGACGACACCCCGCTTATGCAGCTCATGCTGAAAGCGCGAAAGGTAAAGGTGGGTTCCCCCGAGGTAGAGCACTACATGATTGACGAGCCACGTTCCAGCGTGACCACGACTACCAAGGTAACCGCAGGCGCAGGCAAAAATTTTGTGCTTCCGCTTCCCGCAAGCGATGCAGAAATACCTCGTCCCTACGGCACGTTGCTTGTCAAGGGCGTTGACGGCTATGCCGAGGACGGCAAGACCAAGACCCCCGGCAAAGACCTCATGCTGTTCGTGACAGGCCAAGACCCAACGACAAGCAACCCAATCGTGAGAGCTGTGAACGGCCCGAAGGCCAACACTACCGACGAGAGCTGCACCACACCCGAAATTCCTGCAGGTTCCACGCTCATCGTACTCTCGAACGCCCTCTACGAAACGCAGAAGAAGGTAGATCCCGACCTCATTGTTCCGCAGGGAACCACCGTGTACCTGCAGAAGCGTGGCATGAACCAGATTGTGTCCGACTACTATGATGCGCAGAAGAAGAAAATTCCGTTTGGCAAGGCCGTCATCGCCGAAGCCGCCATCACCAACTTCAAGGTGCGCGGCAACCGAACCCTCTATGCTGGACGCAAGGGCAAGATGACCGTGCAGACACCCGAGGTAGGTGCGCAGGTCATCTACTTTACGGAGGGTGTCCGCTACCAAGTGAAGAAAGAACTCCAGCATATGGGCAAGTGGACAGTGGAGGAAATCATCGCTTTGGCCAAGATGACATTCACGGGCGAGGACGTGCCCAAGAGTGTGATTGCCCTTTCAGGCAAGAACTTCTTGGAGAATATCCAGTGCATTGATTACTCGGAGCACCCCGAAATTCAGATTACCACCAAGACCAATCCCGTGGGCTGGGTAGTGACCAACTTCCACACTGTGTTCGGCGACATCGAGTTTAAGCACGACCCGACCCTCGACCGCTTGAAGTGGAGCAACTCCGCGTTCATCGTGGCCCCCGACCGACTGGTGCACTACCAGTACTCTGCAGAACACTCGTCGAAAGACCGTGTGGAGGGCGAAGAGGCAACACGCGAGTCAATTCTTGTGTGGGACGCACTCGCACTCAAAGGCTCATGCCACATCTGGATTAACGGTGAGGGCGACAACGAGAACACCACAGCCACACAAATCCACTTGTGGGACAGTGCAGAAGCCCCTGCCGCACCAGTTGAGGGTGGTGTGTACTATCTGTTGCAGGACTGCCCCGGCATCAATGCAGAAGCCGTCAGCGGTCAGATGTGGCAGTATAAGAATACCGCATGGGCAGAGTATACAGGTGACGTAATGTCCACGGAGTAACCCCGAAATTCAAACAACCAATTCATCAATCAATAGAGGCGGATAGGTAGCAATGCCGTCCGCCTTTATTACTATAACATTCAATGTCAATGAAAAAGAAGAAAATAACCTACGGAGTGTTCGGCATGATGGAGTACCAATCCATCATCAAGATAGGACGCGCTACGCTCAAAGTTTTGTTCACAGATGGTTCCATCACCTCGTTAGGCCAGAACCCGGCACATTACACCACCAGCGACTTCCTTGTGCAGCACGCCATCGAGAACAGCCGCGATTTCAAGCGCGGCCGCATCAGAGTGGTGAATGCCATAGAACTTGACGAGGAGGTTCGCATTGAGCGTAACCACACAGCAAGTGCACAGACTGCACGAGCCAAGGTTGCTGCCAGTCCTGCCGTAAAGGTGGAGAAAGCCGCTGACAGCGCAGCCCCTGCTAAGGAAGAAGATACGGTCGTGGAAGATGTGGCGGGGAGCATGGAGACCGTAACAGGAACAGCTCCCGATGCAACAGAGGCAACTACAGAAGCCACAGGAGAGGCTGAGGACAAAGCAGCCGAAGGAACTGCAACCCCTACCGAGGTGGAGTTTTGCACGAACCAAGAAGCCAAGGACTACCTTGCTAACACGTTTGGCGTGAAAGGTGCGCTCAAGACGCGAGCCGAGATTATTGCTGCGGGTGAGACCTACGGCGTGAAGATAACTTTTGTGAAAGACTAACGACGCAGACGACATGGTGTACAAAATCGAAATTGTGGAGCGAGACGTGCGTATAGCCATTGACGAGAACAAGATCGGCGAGCAGCTCATCAGCGATGAGGACGTAGACACCCTGTCGTTGAATGACATCATCCGCTCAAAGATAGTGGAAGCCGTGAGGCGTGTAGAGTCGTCCGCTCCCGTTCGCTACTTGGAAGAGGGTCACGTGTTTGGCAATGCCATCTACTGGGAGCGTAACGGCAGCGGTTGGACTCTGCTACCCGATGATTTCATGCGTCTTGTAGCCTTTCGCATGAGCGACTGGGAACGTACCTGCTATATGGCTATATCTGCTGATGACCCATTGTATGATCTTCAATCTTCCAGATACAAGGGTATCCGCGGCAATGTTCAGAAGCCTGTATGTGCCATAGTGAACCGTGCAGAGGGCAAGGCGTTGGAGTTCTATTCGTGCAACAGCGAAGACGCATATGTCAAGCGCGCCTCGTACATACCTTATCCGGAGATAGACGAAGACGATGGCATAGACATCTCGGAGCGTTGTTATACCGCCGTGGTCTACATGACCGCAGCATTAGTATTAACCGCCTATGGTGCAAGCGAGCAGGCAGCTGCAATGAACACCTTGGCAAAAAGCATTTTTGAATAATGAGTTCAATACCGACGAAACAGATAGACGGCGATGTAGCCATCGGCAGGGACGCTAATGTAGGCGGCAATGCCACTGTGCGCGGCTCGTTGAAGGTTGGCCACGACCTGACCGTTGAGGGCTGGCTCGATGCCAAGAACATAAAAGGTCCGAACAAAGGCCTGTTCAAGACGGCGGCACAGCTACGCGAGGCATACCCCAATCCGCATGAAGGGTGGTGGGCATTGGTGACCATAGATGGCAGTGTGGCGTCAGATCATCTTGGACAGCTTTATGTGGCTGACGGTGGCGCGTGGGTGGCTCAGGTTGATAGCAAAGGTAATCCGCTGCTGAGGGGTAACCCGGTAGTTAACAGTACGAAGTATATTGACGCCTTGAGAGTTGATGTAAACAAGAACAAGGAAGATATACGCAGTCTTGGCTCTACTCAGGGCACGCAAGGCAACAGTATCAACACACTCAACACTCAAATGGGTACGGCCCAGAGCGACATCAGCACTCTGAAGAAGACGGTCAGCGACAACAAGACCGAACTTGCTGGCAGCATCAGCGGTGTGCAGAAAGACCTCACATCGTTCAAGAACACTAAAGGACAGCCCAACGGGCTTGCACCTTTGGACGAACAGAACCAGGTACCTTCGCAGTATCTGCCCGACTATGTGGACGATGTGTTGGAATTTGGCGGTATGGTAAGTGGTGTCACGGTGCAATCAAATTCGCTCGAAAACTCCTCGACAGACAAGGACTGCAGTGTGGTGTACAACAAGAGCACAGAATGTTTTGTGATAGCCTGCACCACGACCACCGATGCAGCCTGGGGTGTGAAGCAAGTGACCTACTACAACAACTGGATAGACGGTGACCTTTACGGCAAGGGCACTCTGAAAGGCCGTGTGCCCCGCAGCGGCAAGGTATTCATAGACGTGAGCACGAATAAGACCTACCGTTGGGGTAATGGCACACTTGTCGCAATTGGTGGTTCCACAGCCCAAAATGGCGTTCAAGGCACAAGTGAGAACTATGTGTACTCATCGGCATCAGATGAAACTCGCACGGTATTGAGCGGCAAGATGTGGACTTACACGCATACAGATGGTAATTTGTTTTTGCGGTTCAAGAAGTGGGGAGCTAATAATGACACTGCCCAGCAGGACTATTGCCAAGTGATGCTAATGGGTTGTGTATCGAATGATAAATGGGGACTAATGAACCCTTACGTGTATGCACGATTGAATAATCATACTTTGGCAGAAGGACAGAGTACGTTGGACGCAGTCAAAGTGAACTACACACGTTTTGACGATAGTGGCAACAAAGTGCTTACGCTCACGAAAGCAACTTCGGCCAAGGCAGGTGTGATGACGGCCTCCGACAAGACACTGCTCAGCGGCCTGGGCAAACACCTGCACCCCGACCCCGACAACCTCACCACTCTCGAGGCCCTTAACACCGCCCTCGACGCCATGGGCCCCGACACCGCACAGGGCACACACCATCTCAGCTGCTTGGGCATACCCCTGGCCGTCACCCTGGCCGTGCTCAACGTGGGCGACAAGGTGCTCATGCAGACCATCACCGGCTCCCTCACCACCAACGCCGAAGGCACAGCACTTGCCACCATCAACGCCCCCGGCCACTACACCACCCTCGTGCGTTACTATCAGGAGGGCAAATGGGGTACATGGGCTTCTATTGGCGACAGCATATCGGCAAGTATCAATGTTTCGCAACTCGACACCTATTTTATGAAAGAAGATGGCAAAGTCGGTGTTGTAGTAGACATGGTAAAGTGCAAAAATGCTAAACCCATTTACGTTGTGATGGACGATGAAGGCAATCGTGTGGGCTTGCTGTTTACGCATAGTGACACCATGAAACATTGTCTTGTGTTGAACTTGTTAACGCACTTAAAGCTCAAGGACGATGGTTCACTAGACGCAACTACACATTCTCACACATACGATTACCCCAAGTTCTATCGCAAGAACCTTGGTTTTAAGTTCTTTTCAAATGCAGGTGAGAGCGACCCAAGCTATTTTGAAAAGTTGCAGGCAAGCAAATGGTATTGCCCACTTGATGAACAGTTTAAGAGAATGGTGCCAACGCTGCAAGGTGGTGCTGCAGGCGATGGGAAAAAATACATTTACTCGCAAGGTGGTAGCGATAACACTCGTACGGTATTGGGCAGCAAAATGTGGATATACCAGCACGGCGACTACAACCAGTTTCTGCGCATCAAGCATTGGGGCGCCGCCAATGACACGGCCGAGACCGACTACTGCCAGGTGATGCTGCCCAACGCGTGGACGGGGGGCACAGGGCTGCTCAAGTGGGACGTGTATCGCAGGCTTGACGCATTTGAACTGCGTGAGCAAAATTCAACGGCCACAGAGGTAAAGATTGTAACCCCGATTTTTACCACAGGCGGCACGAGAGAGCTAAGCATATCACAAGCCACTTCGGCCAAGGCAGGTGTGATGACAGCTGCTGACAAGAGTAAATTAGATGGATTAAGTGATATTTCTGCCGAGGGTGCACGCGCTGCAAAAGCCTTGTACAAAGCCACCGGAGGCACAAAACTATTTGGTCCTAATAATATCTTCGATACAAATAATCGTACATTAGGTGGCGTTGTTGATAAGACTCTATATGACAGTTCGACTCCAACGGAGTACACAAAAGGGAGTCCTTTTGAAGTATTTTGCACGCAAGGCATTAAGTCTGATGTAGACAGCAAGAAGTATATGATATGGTTCGGGTTGCGTAAAAGTGCGACCTACATAGAGCGATATAGTTGTCAGCAAGTTATAGGGCAAACCGAGGCAGAGTTTTACGTGTATGGAACTCCTGTAGCGTTCCGTCTGAATAATGGGGAAGTGTATACCCCTCAGAAAGGTAGTGGAGGGTTGGATATAGGTACGTCTACAAAATATATAGTGTCGCGAGAATGTGTTATTCCTTCATATAGTGATTTGCATGATGCTGCAACAAGTGAAAAAGACGGGTTGATGTCTGCTGCTGATAAAGCGCAGCTTGATGTGATTGCGGCTTCGATGGATTCCTTTGGCAACAGTATTACGGAACAGGCTAAGCGTATATATGACTTGGAACAGTGTAAGCCTTTGGCTACGAAGAGTAGAAATGGCTTCATGAGTTCTGAAGACAAGACTCAGCTACAGGGCGTGTTTGCTGATTTCAATGCTCGACAACGGGCAAATGACGTGGAAGGTTATGTTGGCAAGAGTAATGTAATTAGTGTTCCAGGAGCTGTTGGTACCACCAAAATTGTTGCTGATATTTATCGGAATGCTGAAGAACGTGATTATACCCCAGGTGCTTCTTTTGGCGTGTATATTTCGGCTGGGTACGATGAAAACAATCCAAACAAACAATGTGTTTGGTTTGGCTTTCCCATCGAAGCAACCAAGTTTGTGCGATATCGTCTTGATTATTGGTTGCATGGTACTGCTGACACTCTTGTCGGCAAGTACTTATGCGACACCAACGATAAATACTATGCGGTTCGCGAGGGTGATGTTGGTGAATATATATCCGAAGCTTTAGATGATACCCCTTGCATCATGACCATTGCTGAAAAGCGTCTTCTTAATCAAATAAAAAAGAAGTTGGGGTTATAAGTAGGTGTTAAAACGAGTAGAACGGGGTTCGGATAGTGTCCGGACTCCGTTCTTGCATTTTATGAATACCGGTGTAATCCGGTCGGAAATATATTGGGGTGGGGGAGTACTCCCTGGTAGTACGTTCCGTTTTTTCTTGCTCCTGACTTCCTCACTTTTTGTGCCATTGTGAATGACGCATGTCGAAAAACAATGAGATATGTCATTTGATTGGGTGACGCATTGACTTAGTTTGCAGTGACGGCTATGGTGAATTTAGTTTGTAGCTATCCGCTAATGCGGAAGACATAAGGACATAAGGACAGAAGTGTTCTCCCTCTCCGTTTCTTTCGCGTCAGCGAGATTTTTTTGCGGTTCTGCAAAATAAGAGAAAGTTGTATGATATGTCAACTTTTTATATTACCTTTGCCTAAGGTAGGCTGCATCTCGGCAAGACATTCAAGCAAGCTTGATGTTTTGCACTCGATTTGCACTACCTTTTCATAAAGTAGGCTGCATCTCGGCAAAACATTCAAGCAAGCTTGATGTTTTGCACTCGATTTGCACTACCTTTGCACTATGAAATCAGAAAGGAAAATATTGGTTTACAAAGATTACTTTCTCAAGTTCTACCGCGCCTTGGAAGCAGGAGCACAGAAGAAAATAGACTATGTGCTTGACGTGCTGAAGATGCAGGACAGAGTGAGCGAGAAATTTGTAAAATACATAAAGGACGGTATCTATGAAATAAGAGCCTCCCACAATGGTAATATATACCGAGCGTTCTTTATCTTCGACGAGGGAAACATCGTGATGCTATTCAACGGCTTTCAGAAGAAAAGCCAGAAGACACCCTCTAAGGAGATTGCAAAGGCGCTTGAACTTAAGAAGGAATATTATGCAGGAAAGAAATGACATTACCAGTTTCGATGCTATTCTTGATGCCAAGTATGGAGCAGTAGGAACTGCGGAACGAGAGGCGTTCAGAAAGGAAGCTACCAACTATTGCGTAGGACAGATTATCTATGATGCCCGAAAGCAGGAACACATGACTCAATCAGACCTCGCGAAGAAAGTGGGGACTGACAAGACCTACATATCTCGCATAGAGAAAGGCGTGATAGAGCCTGGTGTGGGAATGTTTTTCCGCATCATTGAAGCTCTTGGTTTGAAAGTGGACATTGTACGTCCGATAGTATAACAAGGAACAAAAGGGAGGAAATACCACGCGCCGCTGTGTTCTGCGGTCTGGCAACAACTCGAATGCGAACAGCTGCGGTCGGCTGATATTCTTGTGGCAAGCCATGAGTGCGTTGTCTTTTATGGAAACGTCTTTGGCTAAGTTTAACTCAAGTCCGGATTTAGCCGGGTACGGCTTGAAAGGCCAAAAGTACAAACGTAACCTCTAATGGAGGCGTCGCGGGACACGCGGGAAAAATATGCAGCTATTATTAAGTAGCGTCCGTATTTTCCTCCTTTCTCTATCGCGCGGGACGGGGCTGCTGAAAAAACCGACGCGGGACGCGTCGCCCCCATTAGTGTTTGCGTTCCCTGTCAGACTGACAGGTAAAAAAGCAAACTTGAAGTCAGGGAAAGGACTGTTGTTCCCTGGCATATTTGACACAGAATAGAGAACATACAAAGGGCTAACGAGAGAGAAGCAGAGAAAATCTGCTTCTCTCTTTTTTTGTGGCACAACAGTTAAAAGACCCGGATATAGCCAAGTGGCTAAATTTGCCGTGAACTAAAATTGACGACAATGAAGAAGATAATCAAGAGGCTCAGAGATAGCAACAGGAGCAAGCATATTGCCGGCGGCATGGTAATAGGCTTTGGTGCGGACAGCACCTGTAGCGCAGCCCATGCCGGGGCAGGTGTAGGACGACTAAATAGAATAGCGGTATGGCAGTAGTGTTCAAACTTTGGAAATTCGCCGCCATGGCCGTGGGCGGCATGGTAGGTTGGCTGGTGGCAGAGTTCAGGCCAACATTCCCCTTGATAGTTGTGGCCGTCATCTTTATACTATATGATGCATGGACCGCTTTCAAGCTTGACAAGCGTGTGCATGAGTCATATCCTGACAAGACGAGCAGGGAGAAAGCCAAGTTTACAAGTTTTGCCTTTGGCAAGGTGGTGAAGCAGACCATACCCAAAAGGTTTTGGCTCATCATACTGGCATACTTGGCCGAGCACTGGGTGTTCGTGCACATGCAGGTGCCGCTGTCGTATGTGCTGACAGGTGTGATATGCTTTGAGCAAGCATGGTCGATACTGGAGAACGAGAGCAGCTGCCGCCCCGAGGCAGAACACCGCTTTTGGAAGCTGCTGCAACAGATAATGGTAGACAAGACGGCAAGGCACTTTGATGTGAACCTTGACAGGCTAAAAGACGAAGAAGATGGTAAAAGTACTGATTGACAACGGGCACGGTGAGAACACGCCCGGCAAGTGCAGCCCCGACAAGCGGCTGAGAGAATACGCCTATGCTAGAGAGATAGCAAGGCGCGTGGAGAAATGTTTGCGGTGCAAGGGCTACGAAGCACAGCGCATTGTGGAAGAAGAGACCGACGTGCCGCTCTCGGAACGCTGCAAGCGCGTGAACGACATCTGCAAGCAGGTTGGCACGAAGAACGTGCTACTGGTGAGCATACACAACAATGCGGCAGGAGGCGACGGCAAGTGGCATGAGGCGCGAGGTTTCTCCGCCCATGTGGGGCTGAACGCATCGAGCAAGAGCAAGATGTTGGCTCAGTATCTGTGGAACGAAGCCATACAGCAGGGGCTGAAAGGCAACCGCAGTGTGCCAGCGGCACCATACATTGCCCAGAACCTTGCCATTTGCAGGGACACGGCTTGTCCGGCAGTGCTGACGGAGAACCTGTTTCAAGACAACAAGGAAGACGTGGAGCTGCTGCTGAGCGAAGAAGGCAAGGAGAAAGTGACCGCCACACATGTGAATGCTATTGTGAATTTTATCAAGGACTATTATGGATAAGAAGAAATTCGGTCTTTTGTGGGCAATATCATGTGTGCTTGCAGGTATTGTTGGTATTGTCGTTTTGGTTGACATTGTGCTTTGCGGAGGCTACGGCAAAGGTCATGAACCTGCAGAAGTGGTGCGTGACACGGTGATTGACACCATACCATACTACAAGCCGGTGCCGAAGGACAGTTTGTTGTTGACATACAAGACTGTGACCCTGCCCCTGCCCAAGAGTGACAAGACGCAGCCATCTATCCGTGCGGACACGCGACAGGAAGAAAGTTGTATACAAGACAATGTGGCAGATGTGCGTGACAGTGCTGAGGTAACTATCCCCATCATTCAGAAGATGTATAAAAGCAGTGACTATACGGCATGGGTGAGCGGATATGACGTTCAGCTTGACAGCATCTATGTATATCCGAAGCATGAGTATGTTACGCGCAAGATTAAGCAGCCTCCCAAGAAATGGCATGTCGGTGTGACGGCAGGTTACGGTTTCGGCAAACAAGGTATGCAGCCATATATAGGCATCGGGCTAACGTATTCACTAATATCATTCTGACATGGAGACAATCACCGTACAGATATTCAAGGACGATGTGTATGAAGAGGTGGCCAAGGCTACCGACTACACAGGCGCGAAGCTGATAGACGGCGACGAGGGAGCACGAGACCGCATTCTCGCCACGGACAGTGACCTTTCAGACCTCGGCAGGTTTTGGGAGGAGTCGGTGCTTGCCACTAATGAGAGGCTGAAAGAGATGCTCGTGAGCGGAGCGACGAAGCAGATACTTGTAACGACACCTCCTATTCCACCAATACTGCAGCCTAAAGATGTGGAGGCACAGAGCAGCGTGGTTCAGCCGATAGTGACGCGGACAGGCTACGAAGCTGTGCTGGAGGTGAGCAAGTCGTTTGACAAGGGACTGAAGGACAATGTGCAGTCGGCCCTTCGCAATTTTTTCATTGTCTCAATCATCGCCCAGTGGTTCAAGCTGGCCAACAAGGGCGAAGCCGCTGACTACTTCAACCAAGCCGGGGAAATGATGGACGGTGCGGAACGTCTGCTTTACAGCCGCAAGAGACCGCCCCGTCCGAGTGACTAACAATTAATATTTTATTGAAATGGGAGAACAAAAAACATTAGGTGCCAAAATTAACGTGACGGTAACCATCAAAATTTCGTGGCTTCTTTTCGACATCATGAACGAGACCTTCTTGCGTGGCCGCACAATCCAGGACAAGGAAAACCACAAGGAGGTGGCGAGCATGTTTGCCTCTGAGGATGAAGAAAACCGCGAGAAGATACTTCGCTCTATCAAGAAAGGTTTTGCCGAGGTGAAGATAGAATTGTCGGACTACCTCAACGAGGACGGCACGACGACAGACAATAGTCACTATGACGGTAGTACAGACCTGACGCTTAGCCTTACAATGCCGAGCAACTTCAACAAGGCTGCAACTACTGGTGTGGGCGAGGCTATCCACGACTACCTGAAGAACTCTGCCATAGCCGAGTGGTACATGGTGACGAACAAGTCAGATGCTGAACAGTATGTGGCACTGTCACAGAAGAGCCTCGTGAGCATACAGCAGGCGGTGAGCAAGCGCAGCCGCCCGCAGCGTCCAAACGATAGTACGTCCGATAGTACGTCCGATAGTACGACCGGTGGCACGACAGGGAGTAATTGATGATGACTTATGAGCTGCTGCATAGAGAATGATGGAGGGAAGCTGAAGGTGACGCTTACCTTTGAGCGGGAACAGCTGCTTTATGACATCAAGAACAATGCCTATGTGGAGAGCCATGTGATGGCTCCGGAAACCGAGCACGCGAAGCACATGGTGGCAGACGTTGGCGAGGAGGGCAATGTGGACCGGGTGACAAGAGTGCTGGATTTGGGTGTCTCCATGTGTCGGGAAATGCTTTACCCTTGGTCAAAGAAGGAAATCGTCAAGACTGTGTTTGACGACAAGCTAAAGGAGAGGGCGCAATACCATGTATACATGAGTGTACCCAACACGATTTCGCAAACCACGCTGACCTATGTTGAAAGGCTGATACATGAATACCTTGTGTGTCGTGGTGTGTCCGACTGGCTAAGCATAACCAATCCGTCGAAGTCGGAGATGTGGCTTGCCAAGGCTGCTGAGGTAGAACAGGAAATACGCACGTCCATTCATTCGAGAATGGAAAGAAAGCGTATCAGGCAACATTGGTTAGGATAATAAAGACAAGAGCCGAGGTGCATCACGCATCCCGGCTCTTTTGAATAAGATAGGCTGCACCTCAGCAATTGAAGCGAGCTTCATTGCGTTCGGTTTGCACTATCTTTCGTTACCTAAAACAATCTAACCTTAATAAATAACTAAACCTAATAATATCTTCTTTATCTCGGCTTGTTGGTTTGTCGAGGTGTGAACTCGACTGACGCGCCGTAGATGTTTTCATTTGGTGAGAGTGTTGCTACACCGGCAATTCGGAAATACTTGTAAGGAGAGCCACGGAAGCCCTGTAGATAATGGTCTTTACTTGACCATACAAGGTGCCAGCTCTGCAAGTTGCGCGAGCCGTAGAGAACTGTTGAGACGTTACCTTTGCGGAAAAAGCCACGCTGTATGACACTGGCGAAAGTCTTCAATACGTTAGCCGCTTCGAGTTTGAGTGGCCGTGTAACGTAGAGACACTTGACGTTATCCTTGATTGGTGCCGAGAAGTTGATCACGGCGTTATCTTCGTTGACTGCCAGCGCATCAGGATAAGAGTTGAGGTGCGATGTGAGACGAGAGAACATCATGCCCCACTGATTTGTCTTTAGCGAATAGACATAAGCGTATGTGATGTTTGGCGCATACACAATGACGCGCTGGTGAACGTAGTCGTATAGCATACGGCACTGCTTCAAGAACTTGGTGAACGGCAGCGTGGGCAGACACTTGTCTGTTGCAGGTTCATGTCCGAGCATGGTGTGCAGCTTGTCGAACCCGGGAAGCCGGAGCGCATCGAACGGATATTCGGAGTTGATGGCTTCGGATATGCACTGTGCCTGCGAGCCGCTGATGAGCATGATGCCACGGTCGGTGGTGAAGAGAACAGCTGTGTCGAGCTGCGTGATACCGTCGGGATTGATGCACACGTCGCGCGTGATGGGCTGACGTGCAGAATAAGAACCTGTGCTTGACACTTCCAACGCCCAAACGCCTTCAGAGGTAAAAGCGTAGAGAGGAAATTGGCCGAACTGTCCTTGAGAGAGAGCCTTTGCAGCGGAAGCCATAGCCTTAATATGCTGCACGCCAAGCGTCACAAGTAGACTCTCAGAAAAAGCAAAAGGACATGACACTGTACTTTGCAATACTGAGTTGGCATAGTATGAGACATCGTTAACTGGAGTGGTATCCCAGTCGTTATCGGACTTGGAAGACATTACTAAAGTTCCATCAAGCGCGTCGGCCAACCAATAGGCTCCATAGAGGAACTCGTGCGGTGTGAGTTTTAGCGTAGCCGAATAATACTTACCGTCATCGCTCTTGTAGACAAGCACAGCCTTGTATGCTTTGCTATGTGGATAGAAAAACCATGGTACAGAGGCGGAATATTCATTCGAATCTGTGCTCAGCTGCTCCACAACCCTTTCGCCGTTAGTTGTACGGATGAACACTTTGACACTATACAGCCTGCCATAGGAACTGTACCGGTAGATATGACCGGAAAGCTGAGCAGGTGTTTTGGGAACCGGGTGTTGAAAATGGAAATCAAAAAGGTGCAGTCGCTGGTTGTAGACAGTAAGATGGGCATCAAGAAACCTGCAGTTAGAAAAGCTATCATCGGTGAGTGTTTGTCTTGTGACAAGTGAGGAAAGTGTTCCGTCCTTTAGGCTGATGTTCTTATACTCAATGTCATAGGGATCATCGGGATCAACATTGTTTGCCACGATTTCATCGAGGGCAAAGGAGTAAATGAGATAGAAATTGCTCATTTGCTGTAGTTTCTCCGTCTGATTGTCAACTGGTGCGAGTTTGATGATGCGCCAGTCAGTTCGCTTTTCAGTATCGCCAAATCCGAGGATTGTTTTTGCAATGTTTGCAAGGTCGTGTTTGGAATAGCCATACTGTGCATGGCTGGATATGTTTGGTAAATCGCAATATCCGAAGTCAGTGCCTGTAATCTGGTCTTCGCCACTCTCGGAATTGATGAAGGCATACTTGAAAAGATTTTTGCTGGCATCAAAGTTTTCGCCTTGATTATAAGGATATGCCTGTTGTGAGGCAAATACATCCACCCCTGCAATAATGTCCTTCCATTTATTGTCAATAGAGTTGGTAAAGGCGTACTGCAGTGATGCCACGAAAGAATAGAGCGTGAGGTTGTTGGTATCCTGTTTGAAGCTTACCATGGGTGCATAGCCGGAATTTGGGACAAGCAAGACAGGCTCGGATATGCGCGCATAAGACCCATCGTAGAGCCGGAGCGCATAGCGCACGAAGAACGGGTAGATGAACAGGCTTTTGTTTGTAGCCTCGTCAGCGACGAACTTGTTGATGGAAGCGGCAACAGCATTGTAGTTGGCCTCGTTATACTCGATGACACGACCTGTAACGGCACTGTCGAATCCGTTGAACACTTTTATGTCTCCACTGGCATGCCATGAGGGCACACCTCCATGGCCAGAAACGACATTGGCCTTGAATGAGGTGTATGTCTTAGTGGGTTTAATTTTGGTTGTTCCCCCATTGAAAAAGTGCGCAATCTGTTCATACTGCGAAGAGCCGCTTACGGCGGCATAGAGATATATGTCAGTAAAGCCTGAACCAGATGCTTGTAGTTTGTATTCGGTGGCGGCTTCAAGGTCCTTGGCAAAATTTATCTTAATGTCCTTGGCAATGGTGGACGTGATGGGCGGCGTAGACCCCGAACCATTCATGTCGGTGTCGAACGATGCTACGGCAAATTGCTTCCATGTGTTGTCAGCCGACTGAAAGTCGGAGAACGATAGAGGCGTATTGTGAACTTTTGAGACAAGTTGTGCTGATAGTGCGAAAGACATCTCGGGCTTGGGGAGTTCGTTGCCAAGAAGCTTGTACTGAGAGTCCTTGAAATAGATATAGTAGAGATTGAGCGATGTAGACACGACAAGGATATTGCCGACGGCACAAATATCTGTGAGCGTCTCATCGGCTTGGAGTGTGAGAAAAATGTCGCCGCCATATAAGGACAGGCAGATTTTCCCTTCCACTTTTTCAGAAATGATGTAGTTTATATAATTATTCCCCTTGTGTATATAGATGGCGTTCTGCCCTTTTGACAGATGAAACTCGACAGCGGGAGGCATCACAGGCTTCAGTGCGCCATCTTCTGGTACAAGGTTGATGGAAGCTGCAAGAGAACCGTCGGAACATTCATAGTCGGACGGCACAGCGGAGAAGCCACTGTATTTTATTTCTTGGTTCATAACGGTTGCTTAAAGATTATTGGTAATATTGTTTCGCCGTCTCGCTGTTCTGCTTCTCCGACCATGAAGGAAGCTCGCTGCTCTTTGATGTTGCAGTTGTCGAGCATGAGCCGTGCGAGTAGGACGGAAGACGCACAGTAGTTGTTGGAACCTTTCTTTGTTGGGTGACACTGTGCGACATGCCGTCCTATTGCATTTTGGTGCCGGACTGCAAGCAGGTAGCACTCGCCAAGATGGAAGGCTACGTTGATACTGTCGCCCGGCTGGAGCGAGAGTAGCCGCACGACTCTTGCCGTAATGAAAATGCGGCCATTACGGGAGAATGTTATGTCGGGGCGGCGTGTTCGCTGCAAGAGTTTAATCATAATGCAAAGATATAGGGTTGTTGATGAAAGATGGTTTTAAGTTTAGAGGGACGTTCAATCCATCATGTGATGATGAATTGAACGTAGAAGTGAAACTCCCGGCACAACCTTGGTATTTGTGGGTAGTGCTTTGGATCCTCATTGTAGGGGAGGTATATGCACCGCTCCTTGGTGTTGCAGCGAATACCTCTCCTACGTAGCTTGTAGAGCATGTTAGCCCTGCGTTTGGGATGGCGCATTGTTGCTCTGCTTCAAGTCATCAATACGTGTGTCAAGCACATCAAAGTATGCTTTCATAGCCATGCGTTGAGAGATAAGCATGGCTGCCTGTTTGTAACCAACCTTTTCTGCCACATGGTCAAAACCTCTTGAAAGAGATTCGTCAAGACTGTCAAGGCGTTCTGCCAATTCACAGATCTCTATCTGCAAGCGGTCGATGAAGCTGTCGGCACACTTGTAGGCTTGTTCAAAGACGGACTTAGGCAACCAAGAGTCGTAGGTGCTGCCGTCCGGGTTGGTGTACTGCACGTGATAACCTTCACACCATTCGTGGTTGTCCTCGTTCTTGCGAGCGTAACCTTTCTCTACTGCGACCAATTCGTTCATAGGTTCGGCCTTAACCTGTTTTGTTCCGATGTAAGTTTTCATTGTTTTGTTGTTTTATGTTTACCATGACGTTTCAAACACACTCCTCATTTGATGAAAGTGTTTTTGTTGATCATCGTTTCTAATTGATGCTGCCTTTTGTGTTCCATCTTTGATAAGAACTTAGCATCGCTAAATCCTTTCTTGTAACCCTCGAAGCAGCCCTGCTCTTTGCCTTTGTCTTTGCCTAATTGCCAAGCGAGCAGGAGAAAGGAAGCGACGAGAAGGACTGTTGTCCATATAGCTGTTATCATCGTCTTGCCTTTCTTTTGCGTTTAGGGTTACGGATTGGATACAGCCTGCCGAATTCATCGTGCCACGCATCGTAGCCGAATCCGTATTCGACGCGCCCTCCGGGATAGGAGCGTGAGTAGATGAGGACACGTCCCCAGTTGTCCATGACGTAGCAGGTGCTGTAGTTCTTGCCTCTTATTGACAGGCTCCAGTGTTCGCGGATGCGAAGGTAGAGGTACATGGCCTTGTTGGTAAGGCGTTGAGGCATTACCTTGTAGTTGTCGATTTTTTTTGCAATTCTTCATTTCATATTGTTTTGTTATTTTTTTGAGTCCAAGAGCCTCGTTGATTTTATGGATACTTCTTCATATTATTGTTCACTCTTTTTTAGTTCTTTGATAAGTGTATCTGCGAAGCGTATAGCTTCACGGCAGCAGCCTTCGAGAGTCTTATATTCAAAGCCGTTGATTGGTGAGTGGTCAGCCCTTGCCGCATTGCCATCATCGGTGTAGATGGCAGGGAGCATGGTCTTTGCTATCTCGTAGCGGCGTTGTTCCCAGTTAATGGTATTGTCTTCAACGATATATTCATAATCACTGAACAGGTTTACTTGCAAACAATAAACTTCTCCTTTGCCGTCTATACATTCTACAAAATTGCCTCTCTCGTTGTGACGGAGAACATTGATTATTTCTCCAGTCTTTCTATGTCTGTATTTCATATTTTACGTTCATTATCTTCTACTTTTTCCTGTTAATGGAATTACGTTGTAAGTTTTGAAGCGATCAACGAGACGGCCGTAACCGTCATTGCGCTTGAACCGCTTTTCAAGCTCCTTGTTGTCAAGGTTTGTGGTCAGGTGGGCGAACTTGCCGAACTGTGTCCAAATTTCGTTGCGAGCGTGAAGGAACTCGTCAGTGAGCAACCCGGTGTCCATTCCGAAGAACGTGCGGTCCTGTATGCCGATGTCGTTGAGGCACACGTTTTCGGGCTTGCACTGGAAACCTCGGCTTTCCTCCTCGAAGTAGGTGAAGCGGTCGAGGTTGTTGTGTATGGTGTAGTAGTTGACCATCTGTGTGACCGACATGTTGTGAAAAAAACGAGGGTTGTTAGTCCTGCGTAGATACTCGCTGAATATCTGCATAAGGAGCGTTTTGCCAACACCTACGCCGCCCTGTATAAGGAGGTTCTTGTGTAGCTTGTAGCCACGTTCGGGGAATACATCTTCAGCCAGAGGGCAGTTGTTGAAGTAGAGCAAGAGGAAGCGCAACACCTGCTTGTTGTCGTCGTCAACGATGAACTTGCGGCGTTGAGGAGCAAGTACCACGGAGTTGGCGATATAAACGAGGAAGCTGGAGTGTGCACTATATACGTTAGGGTCGGCAAGGTTGTACGCCTGTGCCCTTGCTTTTTCGGTCTCTCGCCGTAGGTTGAGTGCGCATTGGTGCAGGTTGAGCCACGGCGCATCCTTCTCGCGTTCGTTCTTGCGAAGGACGGAGAGGACAGCAGTGTCCCAATCAACATTGCCTGTAGGCCGTTTGCCGTACTTTGCAAGTTCTTCGATAAGGCATTTAGGGTATGATTTGTTGTTCATAACTCGTAATAATTAAATGTCCTGACCACCGAAGCCTCCATTGAACTCATACGAGGGAGGTGGCAGTTCGGTATCGCTGTCATGCTCGACTTGTGTGTAAGCCTTGCGCATCCATGAACAGAAATGCCGTTTTGCATCGTTGATGTTGCTGTGTGCCTTTCCATCATTCTCACATTTGCAATGGTTGTGGAACTTGTCAAGGCGTTTGGCAAGTTCATCGGCACTGATGTGGAACTGCATGCACACGGGTTCATTCCATGTGTGGTCGGTTTTCATCTGCTCAATTTCCTGCTGGAGTGTAAGCGTATAGGTGGTTGGAGGAGTAGGAATGTCGGCTTTGAGCTTGGCAGACGAGGCAGTATTGCCTTTCTTCGTTGGACGACCGCCAAGTTTGCCGAACTTTTTGCCATTCTCTATGCGTGTGATGCTCGCGTCAATGTTAGGCTTGACGAGAATAAACACTCCTTGGGCGATGTCGGAGAGTCCCTTTGGTTCCTTGCCGTTAAGTGCATACTCAACGAGTGCAGGGTAGACCTCAGCCTGTACCTCTGGTGGCATCAGACTGATAGCCTCAAAGAAACTGCGATAGAAAACAAAACTGTCTCGTGCCATAATCAAACCTCTTTTATGCGGATACCATGAACGTGGAGCATGAGTTTCCGCTTGATGATATACTCTTTTGTGCGAACGCCTTTTGTATCCTCTACAACGGTCTGCCCGGTTGTGCAGTCGGTGTAGACGAAATCGGCAATGTAGCGGCAAGAACGTTCGAGAAGAACGCGTGATGTGCGACCACTGAAGTTCTTGCCACACTCGCCATACTGTGCAGGTATCAACTCGTATGACACCTGCTCCCGAAGGTCGGAGATAAGTCCGGCACGCTGCATCATGCGTAGTTCGGCAGCCCGGTAGTGCTCCTTCTTGGATGCGTGGGAGCCTACGCGCTTGTTGCCGTACTTATTCCGGCCTTGGAAGGCATAGGATGAAAACTTAGCCATTACTGCTTGTTGTATTAACCTTGTAGCGGAACAAGTTCATTATCTTAGTTTCGTCAAGCGTGGCAATCTCGTAGTCAACGACTGAGGTTTTCATGTGCCCGACAACCACCGTGTGGGCATTGTTGATGTCGGAAGCCTTTACAATGAAGTAAACCGCCTGCTTCTTCTCCTTGGCTGTTTTCTCGTCCAAGGTTACGAACATCAACTTAGCCTTGAACCACTTGTCGGCAGAGTCAGCACCATTCTCTACAATCTCGGAGTAGTTGGTGCGCTTGATAGAAACCACATCAAAGTCACCCGAAATGTACGGTTTCATTTCCTTTGTGATGCGTCCCTCAGCCTCGGCAAATGAGCACGCATCTACAAGGTACAACTCTGTGACTTTCTTAGTCATGCCGTTCTCCATCGTCCGTTCGTAACGGACACCACATTCGTATAGCATCATAATGTAGCCTCCTTTCCTTCGTTGATAGCCTTTACCAGTTCCTTGCTTGTGCGGAACTTGACAGACTTGTGAGCCGGGATAACCAGAGGCTTGCCGGTCTTGAAGTTGCGTGTTGTGCGCTCAGCTACCTCAACAGGGGTGAATGTGCCGAAGCCACGGATAACAACCACTTCGCCCTTGGCGAGTGCTTCCTTGATAACTCTGAGTGTGCCGTCGATGGCTTTCACTGTTGTTGAGAGGTGCAGCTTCTCTGATACTGATACCTCACGTGTCAATTCATTCTTTGTCATGATTGATAGAGTTTAACTTGTGAATATTTATTTTGCGATAAATTCATTTTCTACTTTCAGTTGTTCCACCTGCTGTTGCAGTTTGGCTTGTGCCTGTTGCGCACGGTCGCGCTCGGCACGCGCAGACATGATGCACATGGCACTTGCCGCAGACCCTATGAGTATAACAAGTGCAAGGGCGAACCATGAACGCCGGGTGACGAAGAAGTTGATGGAATTCCAGACGTTGACTGCTATAATGGCATGACAACGTATGAGCTGACGGAACGCCTGAGTGGTGGTCATTGATGTTTTCATATTGTTGTGATTTGATTTTGCCGTTTCTTTAGTTTAACGATAAGTTGTCTGATGCACCATGCACGGCTGGAATAGCGCAAGCCTTGCTGTGCATCGTAGAGTGTTGCTGCATCGGTGAGATACTTGATGACCTTTTGGAGGTCGGTTTTGCAGAGGTCAGCCATTGGCATGAGGATTTAGGAATAGGCTTGTTAGTTCATCGAAATACATTTCATCCTGTGGAATGTCATCGTCAGTAGCCATTATTTGGTTGGCGATGGACTTCTTTTTGTGGATGATGGCGTAGAGTGTTCGGTCGATGGTGCCACGGCCAAGGAGGTAGTAGCACGTCACGTTGTCCTTTTGTCCTATACGGTGTGCGCGGTCTTCGCATTGGCAACAGTCGGCATAAGTCCATGGGAACTCCACGAAAGCCACGTTTGACGAGGCCGTGAGTGTGAGACCCACGCCAGCTGCCTTTATGGAACAGATGATGAGTTGCGCCTTGCCTGACTGAAAAGCATCGACAGCTGCTTGTTTTATCATCATGGAGTCGCGTCCGGTAACAGATACAGCCTTTGGAAACGCCTTTTTTATCTCGTCCACAATCTCATGCAGAGAGCAGAAGAGAATGAGTGGCTTGCCGTTGGCGAGGAAGGTGCGCGTGAAGTCGATGGCTTGCTTCACCTTGCCTTTGGCAGAGAGTGAGCGCAGGGTCATAAACTTAACGAGAGCCTCCATGCGCATCTTTCTACGAATGTCGAAGTCGTCGCACTCGGTGTATTGGCGCAGGTATTCGGCAAGGTCGGCTTCGGCAAGCATATACTCGTCACGGTTGGAAATATCCACAATGAGGTCTGTGCGCGTCTTGTCGGGCAGTTGGGTGAGTACTTTGGCCTTTTCGCGACGGATCATGCAGCGCGAGTAGAGTTCGGCAGAGAGCCGTTCGAGGTTGCGTGGTGCGTAGTCCTCATCATTCCCTCGTCTCTCTTTGGAGATTTCGCCACCGCCATACTCGGCAAGGAACTTGGCGCGTCCGCCAAACTCAGGCAAACGTCCCATTATGGAGAGCTGCGCTATGAGGTCGGCAGGACGATTGACAACTGGCGTACCAGACAGCAATATGCGGTACTCCTTGCCTTCAGCAATGCCACGTGCGAAGATAGTTTGCTGGGCTGATGGGTCTTTAACGCGGTGACTCTCGTCTATGATGATAGAGCGAAACAGTTTGATGTCGGGCGTAAAAATCACGTCTTTCAAACGGAAAGCGCTACGCGAGCCTCCCTTGATGTCCCATACAAAGTACTTGCGCAGAGACTCATAATTGACGATTGCTACCTGCTGCATACCCATACGGAGAAGATAGGGCCATGTGGTCATGACGGAGTTGTCGAGGACAAGGGCTTTCTTGTTGGTGAATTTCTCGAACTCGCGCTGCCAGTTGATTTTGAGCGAGGACGGACAGACCACAAGGCAAGGGTAAGCATTGGCACAGTCAACGACACCGATGCTTTGCAGCGTCTTTCCCAAGCCCGGCTCATCGCCGATTAGAAATCGGTGCCAGCGCAGCCCGGCAAGTATGCCCTCCTTCTGATAGTCGTAAGGCTCGACGCGAAGATTATGTTTAAGTGTTTCAGCAATACGCATTGATTGTGTGTTTTGAAATCGTTATGTCGTAGCCGTGTATGTATGCTTGCTTGCGTAAGTCGGCGCATGAGAGCATGCAATGGCGAGCTTCCTTTGAGCGAGCGGCCATGCCTGAAGAAGAACGTACCCCCCCAACCATGCCACCGCATGTATATCCGTAAGAGCCAGAGAACACAGCGAACGGGCACATGCGTCTGAGGCGTTTGAGCAGCTGGATTTGTGCTGTCTGTGATAATTTCTTTTTCATACTTTGTCTGTTACATAAGGTTGAAAGCCCAATATTGGAAGGCAAGTTCTTCGTACTTCTCGCGTCCGCGATTGTAGATGTCGTCGCCACGGTTGATGAACTTCTTGAAAATGTTGCAGTTCTTTTTGCTGATTGCGTAGATGAAGTCGCGGTCGGAATGGGCGATGTCCATGTACCACGCCCGGCTACGGTCCCAGTCGAAGAAATCTACAGCGTTGTCGAACTCCGCTTGTGTTGAGGCGAATGTTGTTTTCAGATCGCCGCCGAAGTTAGCCATTGGCAACCACCAGTCCCATTTGCAGCGTGTGTCCAGATGGAAGGTAAATCCCCCATTGCTGAACTCCTGCTGCTTATTGACCATGAAGCGTTGTGTATCGGCATGTTCGAGAACTTTAGCGAGGAATTGGTCTCGTCGTGCTTCTGCACGCAGTGCACGCTGCATTTCGCGAGCGTGGAGGAACTCCTCCTCAGAACATTGTTCGCCGTCGATGGTCATGTGCAGGAAGTCAACACGCGAGGGTTCGGTGATGATGGCATCGACGATAGACCCGAAGCGGAAAGCAGCCTCCTTGTCACCGAACTGCATGTGAGGGTGCAGCAGGTTCTTCAGTTCGGTGAGGTCAGAGTTGCTGACCTCACTGCGCTGATAGTATTCGTCCGGGTTGTTAATCTTCGTCATAATCGTCGTAATCAGGTTCATATTCAACTTCGCCCTCACCATCGCACACCTCGCAGACTTCCTTCTCGCCCTTGATAAAGTACTTGTGCTGGGCAATGGCCTCTTCTTCCGTTTCGGGAAGCATATTCCATGCTTCTTCGGAACATTCTATTTCAAAGTCTGCCTCAAAGTCGTAGGCGTGCCAATGATAGCCCTTGCCGCCACAAGCAGCGCACTCGACCATTGTAGGATCTCGTTCATTCCAAGGTGCATCGGGGTCGTACTCTGCGCCAGCTGGGTAATAACCACTTTCGTACATAGTTGTTTACTTTGCTTTTACTTCCTCTTCGTAGGAAACTGATGTTGAACTGATGAACTCCGGGTGGTCCTTGTCGTTAGCCACCTTCTCGCAGAATGTGATCTGCTTCTTGAATATCTTGGCGAGGTCTTCGACCGACATAAACTGTCCCTCCTTGGACCACCACATAGATACGGCAGCGAGAACGCCCTGTGCGTCGTGGAAGTGTATGCGCTTCTTGACAGAGGTCTTAGGTTGATAGCCAGCCGGAGAAACAACCGCTTGCTGACCGAACAGGTTGCCAATCTCGGAAGCCTCGGCTTGCATCTTCTTCTTGGCTGCTTCCTCTTCCTCCTTGCGCTTGCGCTCTGTCTCGATACGTGCGGCTTCGGCTTGCTCACGTGCTTTCAGTTCGGCAGCCATGCGTGCCTTCTCTTCCTCGTTTGCCTTCTGCATACGTTCCAGCTCTGCTTTCTTTGATGGCAGCATGTCGATGATGGAGTCACGGTATTCGGCTACCTCGAACTGAAACTGCTCACGGAACTGTTGCATGAGCTTGGAAAGAATGGAAGAACGAATGTCCGGCAGCTGGTCTCTCATGTCGGCAATTTCAGCTGGGATAAAGACAGTGGAGGTCAGTGTGTTTCCATATTCAGCCGGAAGGGTGACAGGATATTCACGGATAGTCTTGCACTGTGCTTCGTAGTTTTCGAGGGTCAGACCGCTGTTGAGCTTTGTCAGCTCGTTTGTGGCATTGGTCGTATATACATTGAACTGACGCTTGAAGTCGTCCTCCACGTCCTGCTTGTAGCGGCTGAGAGCCTGTTCGCGCTGCTGACGGATAATCTCTTCACGGCGGCGGCGTTCTTCCTCTTCACGCTTTCGTGCTGCATAGGCATTGCGCTCCTGCTGGATTTGATAAGGGATAGAACCGGTCTTGTTAGGATCGACAGAATTTTCCATGCCGGTGAACTCGGAACGTATCTGGTCGAATATCTTGGTGATGGCTGAACGGTTGGTGTTCATTTTCTTCACCGTGTTGCGAGCCTTGTTGATGTAGTTGGCGCACTGCATATCCAGTTCATCGTTCATGCCGTTGGCCTTGATTTGTGCAAGGAGTTTCTGGCCATACTCGCTGCAACGCTTGGACGAGGTTGTGTTGTCCTTGTAAATCTGTGGCGCGGATTGCGCTATCATCTGTACGTTCTCTTTGCGTACGATGGTGAGGTCTGTTGTCTGTTCGCTCATTGTTGTAAGTATTATAGGGTTAGAATGTGTCGTCGTCGTTGTTGGCGGCAGGGTCAACGGTTACTCCTGCAGACGTGTCGGTCTGAGGTGTGAAGTCCTGCTTCTCTTGGATAATCTCGCCAGTGGCGGTGTCAACCTTCTCGCCATCACCGGTAACGCCGTAGATGTCGTCAGTGATTTCTGTCTCGTCAACTTGCTGTGACTCCAACTGTGTAGCACGACCGACACGTGCTTTGGGGTAGGTTTTGAAGGCGTGCTTGATGCACTTGGCAACGAGGAAACCAGGGTCGATCTGTCCGCCTTGTGCTGTATAGAGGGCGTTGGGTTTACCTTGTACCCATTGTCTTGTTTGGTTGTTATACTTGGAGTTTTGACGAGCAGAGTAGTTGGAGAGTCGTTGCCAATCTTCGGGAAGCATCACGGCATAGTCGGCAGAACCGTCAGCGCGTGTTATCTTCATGAAGCAAGCCACGATGCGGCCGGACTGGTGGGGTAGACGGCAGGTGTAATTGACGAACTTCTGTCCGTTGCGCTCGCCAAACTCGAAGCTGTCCTCTTCGTACACGATAACCGGGTTGTCGGCGTGGCGTATCTGGCCGCAGCGTGCACGAAGCACCAGCTCGCCATATCCAGAGACGGTGAGGACGCATTGTGTCTCGTAGCGGTTCTTCTTCTGTCCATGCTCGTCAATGTAGGAGTCAACGGCAATAGAACGTGAGAGGAGGTAGGCTTGCGCCTTGGTGCCGGGTTCGAGGGTGAGACCAGAGATGGCTACATCGAGGAATGATGTGAAGATGGAGAAGTGGTTGCACTTCTTGCGGATGTCCTCTTTCTCGGAGAGCAGACGGTTGAAGTTGCGAGACTCTTTCTCGTAGGCTGCTTCGCCCGATACGCCAGTAGAGGGTGTCCACATGGCCTCATAAATCTGAATGAACTTGTCGCGCACTTTGTCGTTGCGGACGATTTCCAGTGGCTTTAATTCGTTGAGTTGCTCAACGTTAATTCCTATTTTACCCATAGTTGTTGAATTTTGAATGTGATTAAAATATTATTCGTTTGCGAGAGCCGCAGGGTGGAGTCGAACCTACCTAATGTCTCAGACTTTACATTCGTTGTGCCTATCCGATTAGCACGTGCTATCTGCGGCAGTTGAGGCTACTTGTCAAGGTAGTCTTGTTGTATCCTCTGCAACAGCCGCAGGTCGGCTGTACGGTATTCGACTTTGCCCGGACGTTTGTAGGCAAGGATCTTGCCCTGCTTGCGCCACCGCTCCACATTGCCACGACCGAACATCTGAAACGCTTTGTTCTGGCTGATGAACTCAGGGTCGTTGGCATCCTGCTTAATCATGTGGGCCACCTTTGCGGCCACATCATTGAGGAAGGTGGAGTAGCGTACGCACTTGTCTGGGAAGTTAAGGAAGTCCATTATAGTTCGCCCTCCTGTCGGCTCATTGGGTTTGGGGTTTCGTTGGCTCCATCGCACAGCTTGTCGAAGAACTGAAGCAACCAGTCATGCTTGCGCCACTTGTTGAAGAGCACGATGGTGAGAGCAAGCAGCAGGAAACCGAGGGTTTTGTCGAGGATAAGGTGGAAGAGGTACGCGAAGAAACTGTTGTCTTGCTCCTCTCCGAAAAGGAAGAATGTTCCTGCGCATCCGATGATAAGTAGGATGCAAACGCGGATGATAGAATATGCTTTATTCATTTTTGTTGTTATTAGTGGTTGCACATGGTGGGGTTTTAGCGTGCTCAACGTAACGGTTGAGAAACATGCAGTAGCAGCCGTTGAGAGCATTGTAGGACCGCTTGCAGGAGGTGCAGAACTTGTTAGACATTAGTTGTAGAGGTTTATGCCCAACTTGTTGAACGCCTCTTCTTCTGCAACGGATCCGCGCCAAGCGTCGAGATAATCGTTGATGGCTTTCTCGTTGTTGGCATCGGCCTTTTCGTTATAGCCGAAGTCCTTGCAGAAGGCTGACCAGCTGATGCGGTCGAGTTCTTCGTTAGACAATTGGGTTGAGGTGTTGCAGCTGATGAGGCTTGCAACAAGGAGTGCTGATGTGATGATTAACTTTTTCATGATGGGGTTTAAGTTACGAAATTCGGGTTGCTGTGATTGTGCGCTGCTCGCGGTTTGTCGTTGTGGTAAACTTCTTGTCCCACTGGAGTCCAAAGCTGACGCAAATCGACTTCAAGTAGCTTGAACGGCTAACAGATACCGTCAATGCTTCACCAACTTCAAGGTCTCGTAACTGACCTAAGAGCGTTTTTTTTCGCTGATTTTTAGATGTTTCTGTCATTGTTTCGATATTTATTTATAACTTTATTGTGCAAAGGTAATCAAAACGATTGAATAAACAATCAGTCTTATTGAGAATCTTGTGTTTTTAACATTTATTCAATAGCAATGATTGATTATGAAGTTTGAAAAAGTAAACATTGGACTGCTTATAGAGCAGAAAATGAACGAGTTAGATATCAATAAGTCTGAAATGGCAAGACGAATTGGTATTGCTAATCAAAACATCAACCGTGTTTTGGAGCGTTCAAGTATTGATACGGACAAACTTGTGGCCATTAGTGAGGCTTTGGACTTCAATTTCTTTGATTGCTTTCGTTCAATCAAAGAACATAGTACCGCAACAGCCGACAATGGTGGTGTTGCAGTTGCAGGAAATGGCACGGCTCATCATTTCACAACAAATACCTCATGCGAGCTTGCTGTATTACAAGAGCGCGTCAAATCATTGGAGGCATTGCTTGCAGAAAAAGAGAGACTGATTAAGGTCTTGATGGAGGGGAGGAAATGAGCTACATTAGAACACTTGGAGCATTTCTATATGCTGCTATAATTTCATTAGTATACCTTTGGTTGTCTGCATTGATAGTCACTATATCGATAATATGTGTTAGTGGCTTTTGGTACACTCTTTTTACAGCTATTGGCTTCGCATGGTTGTTTGGATGGATTTCGGAACGAGGAGTTGAGCTTCTATCTATACCTTTCAACTGGCTATGGGATAGAACAAAAAAAACGAGAATCGCCACTATTGTACCAATTATTATTATCGGTTTATGGTGCATCGCAATGCCTATACGAATCCACTTAACGCTCAAGTTTGGGGATTGGGTGCTTATAGGCATATGGGAAATTATTTCTTTGATGTTTTTCTATAATTTAGTTATGCTACCATTCATAAATACAAATATTGGAGTTGGCTGCAATGACATTCATCATGATAGTATGGACTTTTAAAACAGGTTTTAATATGAAACAAAAGGCTTTATATCTCATTCTCGGCACTTTATTGTTCTGTGTGTCTTGTGGAAGTTCCCATAAGCGTGTTTCCGTTCCGACGGATTCAAATGCAAAAGTGTGGGTATGCACTGGTAGCAGTTCGAAGCGTTATCATGCCTACGACAACTGCAAGGGGCTAAGCAAATGCAGAGCGAGCGTAGACGAGGTGACGCTGGAAGAAGCGGAGAGCATGGGGCGCACACCATGCAGGAAGTGCTATAAAAAATAAAATGCTTATGGAGTATGAATATTACGAAATCTCACGTCTGTATCCTGAAATAAAAGAGATACGCATAAAGGTTACAGAGACTAACGCCTGGTCTTGGAATAGGCTTAAGGAGTTCTCTTTAGTGCAAGGCTCAAAATGTAATTTTCACTTTGATTGCCCGATGAGTAAGTGTCTTGGTGATGATAGTGGAATTTACTATGAGCAGCCAATATCGGAGATGGTACGTCAGCATGAAAATCATAGAAAAGTAAAATTGACGTGTGTTGGCTATGGTGGCTACAACCTTACGTTTCATTGCGATTGGTATGCAGTTCTGGATATTTCGATAACATATCGTTAACACGGAACTGCTCGATGACAGACAGCGTGATAAACTCTGCAAGATAGTCCTTGCGTGACCGTATTTCTCGCTCAGCAGCAAGGCGCACAGCCATGTGGGTGGCGGTCTCCTCGGTAGAAGGAACACGCAGCGTTGTGGCGATTTGATTTTCAATCTGCTGCAACTCGCAGAATTGGCGTACATAGCTTTCTATCTTCTGAAGCCAGTCGGGAAGTGTGGAGATGTTGTTCATATCTTGTAAAATCTAAAAAAATATGGAACTGAAGGAATTTATAAATAACACGTTGACTCAGATAGCGGAGGGCGTGCAGGGTGCTATAGACCAGTCGGAGGGTAGGGGTTGTTTGATAAGTCCTGTAGTAGGCAATGTCGGAGAAACATGTATTGTACACTTCGACCTATTGGTTGAAAGCCAAAAGGAAGGCGGAGCCAACATCAAGGTGCTGAGTGGCAATGTTTCCGAAAAGGTAGCCAACCGAATAAATTTCGATGTCGCTATGACCTTGCCGCACCCAGAGGAACCTGCGAATGAACAAAAGAATTGTTTGCACAGGCAACTGGAAGAGGGCAAGAAGAAGGATACTATCTTATCAAATCCTCAAATTGATCATTCAACTCCTCGTAACTAAACGAGTGTAAATAATAGAATGCATCCATGGCTTCGCTCGCTGCAATATCGGCATTGTGCTTTTTCATGTAAAAGCGGAACAATTTCCTATACGAACGAGTGTAATACATGTAATGCAAATATCTGGGGGCTGTGTATCTCTTGACAAGAGTGCAGGCAATCCTAAAATATAGTTTTAATCTTGTGAACATGTGGCAAAGATAGCCGCTGAAAAGTGATAGATAATTTTAAGTTTTGAAAAATGTACTGTACTGAAGATGAATTTTACACAGATCTGAAAGAGGCAGCATGGAATATCCTTCATGAAAACCCTGATACGGACATGGAGAGTTGGAAGACGATGCTCATCGAGCAGTACCCAGCTGAAGTTGTGGACGCACTCGGTACAAACCCTCCTGAAGTCTTTGCGGAACTTTCCGATTGGTGGGATTGCATGGACTACGACGATGGAGTGCTGGAGATACCGCACACGTTCCGGGAATGGGCTGAGTATTTCGCCACCGAACGCTCCGTGGAACTATACGACCTACTTGTTGAGGCGAAACGCAAATAAGGCGTTTTAAGCGTCTGTTTTCGTCAAAACAATAAAACCCTCACCAGAACACGCAAAGTCCGTCAGAGGGGCAAAAGAATGGCTCTGGACGGCATTGTGATGCCGGAGTCAGAGTCGCACAAACAAATGAGATTAGCACGATAAGATTAGTTAATTCACCTCTTTTGATAGAGACGCTTACAAATTCTTCAAAAGTCCCTCATAATGAGAGGGTGAAATCAGCGGCGCAGGCGGCTGTAGAGGAATAATAGCAAATATTTGAATCTCAATAAATTAAGTGGAGAGTCTTTGTAACAGAGGACTTTCCACTTAATTCGTTTTTAGTGGAAGTACCACTGAAATGCTACAAATAATGATGGGTGTTTTATATGTGTTTTGCAATTTCCGGAGATATATTTCACATATGTTGTCATAGAGCTAAATACAATGGTGTTTATTGAATCAAATCATTAGTATCCCGTTATGTCTTTCAATCATTATAAGAATATTGAAGTATAATGACAGACACCTTCCATTTTATGATTTGCATTCTTTTAACGATGTATTAAAATGATGCAGTTTGATTAAAACGAAAGAATACACAAAATACAAACGCCTAATTAATAAGTGCTTGCATTTTGTGTATTGTGGAGTATGCTTTATTTCATAATACCATTATCCGTGTCACGCAGGTTTATTTTCTTTTTTGCTGACTTATGTTTGTTGCCTCGGCTCAGTTGCCAAGATATATTCAACGTAACGAGATTGCCGCTATCCTTAGAATAACCAATAGTATGCTTATACAGATTACGGTTGAGCAATTCATTCTCGTATGACTTATGATTGCTGTCAAAGGGGTTGGCCCATGACAATGAGAACTGCAAGTCGCGCCACATGTAAGAGGCTTTTAGAACCGAATAAGCACCGCTGAAACTTTTCGACTCGCCTTCAAAAAATCGGTTGCCGTTATCTATGTATCCTTGCAACGTGAAGTGGCCGAGATAAGCCGTGATGCTACCTACATAAAACCACGATGTATAGCAATGTGTATAGTCTTTGCCGAAATTAAAGCATCTGTTCATTCCTCCATAGGCTGCAATCTGAAGTTTTTCGGGCAAGAGCCAATAGCCAGCATACGCCATAGTGTTCAGCACAGAAATTTCCTTTTGATTAATCTGAGTATAAATGAATTTATTGTCGTCAGTTCGTTCATAATGAGCCATGTTGGGTTTGAAACATTGTTTGTAATAACCTTCAACAAAGGTCTGCAGGCGATTGGTATTATATGAAAACTGTAATCGGTGCTCCATATCACGCGAAGGTTTCAAATCTGGATTACCAATAGTCCATTCCATGCTATTGGTGCGAATCATAGCATCACTCGTCATGGCTATACGGGATACCCTGTCCCACATCTGATAGGTATAGCTCAACTGCATATTGTTATTGATGCTGTATGTCAGCGAGGCTTTTGGACGGAATGTCCAGAAGTTATATCTGTGACCATTCTGAGTGTAATGGATATAGCTTGCGCCTGCACCTAATGTGTAATGCAATGGTCGGAACATACCCTTAATTTCTGCAAAGGCATATAGGCGGTTGTTGTTAGTCTTGGTCAAAGCGGAAGCGTCGCCAAGATAGTCGTTCTTTGTGTGTTTATAGCTATAGTTCAAGCCTGTTGAGAGTGTAAAGGGCTTGAGTCTGTTCTCATAAATCACCTCAGTAAGAAGAGATGCTGTCTTGCCATCCACATCATATTTATAAGGCGTACCCTCGTCATAATAGCTGCTTGTCTGTGTGGATATATAGGTACCTACGGCATTGGCTGTGATGGATTGGCGTGGGGTGAGCTGACGAAAGAAATAAATATCCAATACAGGCGAAAGGCTCTTGTTCTTTTCTCGGCTTGCAGCCTGATATTGTCGAGAGCCATCCGTGATGTCCTTAATATTATAGTTGTCTGGCGTGTTGTTGAATGCTCCACTTAAGGATGTTTGAAAGACGGTTGCTGTGGAGTCAGACCAGTTATAGGTTAGTTTTGCGTCATGCGCAATGGATTTACCAAGCGACTCCACATCGTTTCGCTCAATAGTGTAGATACTGCCGTCTGTCAAGGTATATTCTGCCAACTGCTTGCTCTTTGAACCTTTTGTTTTGTATCCACTCACATCATACGAAAGCGATAATTCACCTTTGTCCTTATTCCATTTACCATACACCATACCATCGCCTTGCAACGTCGTAAGTGCCGAGGTAAGGTCCGCACCAATAGTATAACCGCTCTCGCTCCTGCGTATAACTATATCAATCACATAGCCAATGCTTTCGCCATAACGAACGCCGGGGTTGTTTATAAAGTTTATCTTGACAATATCCTTTGGGTTGAGAGCCAGCATCTCCTGTTTGCCTACAACAATGCCATTTACTCGAAGTTGAACGCTACCTCTGTTATCAATAGCAGTAATAGTATGGCTGATGTCGTCAATACGAATATTGGCAAGTGTGAGTTTCTCAAGAATGCTGTAACCATTGTTCGAAGTCTGCTTCTGTACATCGGTAGGATAGATTATCATACCGTCGGCCTTGTTCACTACCTTAGAGGCTTTTACCGTTACTTCATTAAGCGTGATTGTCTTGTCCACATTCTGAGCATTAGCGCAGAATGCAGAAGTCATAATAATTGAGATTGTAAATAATCGTTTCATTTTGCACCATTTTTTATTTTATGGTGCAAATTTATTTTCTCCATGCAAGAAAGCCAATTATTCAGGCTGACATCTCCCTGACAATTGACCAACAAAAGCCTATCTATCTGATTTTCAGACTATAGCTCTTACCCCGATCCGATTCGATTTTCAGAATGCTATGTGTTTCTATGATAGGTTTAATACGTCTGATTAGCGTATAAAGCGTATCGCTTGCATTAGGTTTCTTAGGCCATAGTCGGTCGCAAATCTCCTGTTTCGATAGCGTATGAGAATCTGTCGTTATGAACATTTCGAGCAAGGAGTGTTGCATGGGAGTAAGACGTATCTCCTCACCCGATATGGTCATGAATTTATCATCATGGAACACAATACCACCGTATGCCAAACCTTGAACTATCAACTCCGGCTTATTCCTTCTTACATACCACAAACTACTTAACAGCCACAGCATCCCGATAAACAAAAGAGAGCCCGAAGCCTTTTGGTCGGACATCATGAAAGTCGTAGCAAAGTTACAATTTGCCTCTGCCACCAACTTTGTTTCCCAACGACCACCTCTGCGTACGGTGCGCATGGCGATACCTGCCGTATCTTTCAATTCGGCTATAGTGAGGCAGTTGCGATAACAACGTATGGTGTCTGTAGTAACCACATTGTCTGGCATTTTCATAAGAACTTGCTTCAGTGCCTGATTAACATCCTGGGCTATCATGTATTCTGTTCTGTGATAGCTGTTAATGCCTGTGCACAACGCACAAAGCATAAGAAAGCTGAACACTATGTATGGAAGGATCTTCATAATTTATCCAATATAATACGTGAAATACTTCATTAATGACACAAAGGTACATTTTTCAGCTGAAAACACACATTACTTTGTTGGAACAGTGCGTAATTTACAGAAAAATCATTACTTTTGAAGAAGTAAGTGTAATAAGGAAAATATAGCGTCAAGCCTCAACGAAGCTACTTTGTGGTCAAAAACGGAAGAAAAATTAAAATCATTCTCTTTTATGCAGATGCACTGCATAGATAGATATAACTTTGCGACAAGAAAAATAATAGAATCCTATATATGAACAAGCAACAGCTGGCAAACAGAATATGGGCATCGGCGAACAATATGCGCAACAAGATTGATGCCAATGAGTATAAGGACTACATTTTGGGACTTATCTTCTACAAGTTCTTGTCCGACACAGAGGTGAAATACTTCATCGAGGACTGCGAATGGGAAGAAGATGAGCTGGTGGAACTCGTAGAGAACTACGAGAATATGAATATGAAGAACGCCATCGCCGAGTGTCAGGAACACATCGGCTTCTTCATCGAATATAAGTATCTGTTCAATACTTGGCTTACAGATACCGAGTTCAGCGTCGCAACGCTCAGCGAGGCACTCAGTAACTTCGAGCGTCTGATGAGTGAAAACTTCGCATCGGTGTATGCCGGCATCTTCAAAACCCTGCGCGAGGGTCTGAGCAAACTGGGCGACAATCCTTCGGCACAGACCAAGGCTTTGAAAGGACTCATCAAACTCATCAAGGACATACCGACTGATGGCTCGCAAGACTACGACGTGTTGGGCTATATCTATGAGTTCCTTATCAGCAACTTTGCCGCCCATGCTGGCAAAAAGGCAGGTGAGTTCTATACACCCCACGAGGTTGCTATGGTGATGTCGGAGATTGTGGCCGAGCACCATAAGGATAAGGAGTCGCTCGAAATATATGACCCCACCAGTGGTTCCGGTTCGCTGCTCATCACCATCGGCAAGGCCGTGAGCAAACACATCAGGGGTAAGAACAAGGTGAAGTACTACGCTCAGGAACTTAAGGAAAACACCTACAACCTTACCCGTATGAACCTTGTAATGCGAGGCATCATTCCGCAGAATATTGTCACCCGCTGTGCTGATACACTGGAGGAGGACTGGCCTATCCACGAGGAAGGTTCTGACATAGACAAGCCCCTGGCTGTTGATGCTGTGGTGAGCAACCCGCCTTATTCGCAGCATTGGGATCCAACCAACAAGGAAATGGACGCCCGCTTTGCCCAGTATGGACTGGCACCGAAAACCAAGGCCGACTATGCTTTCCTGCTCCATGAACTGCATCACCTTAAGTCGGACGGCATTCTTACTATTGTGCTGCCACATGGCGTACTGTTCCGTGGCAAGGCACCAAAGAGGTTCGACAAGGACGGTAATCTGTTGCCCATCGAAGAGCGTGAAGAAGGTCAGGCTGAAGGCCAAATTCGTGCAAACCTCATCGAGAAGAACAATATCGATGCCATTATCGGTTTGCCAGCTAATATATTCTTTGGCACCGGCATTCCCACACTCATTATGGTACTGAAAAAGAACCGTGGCGACGAGGGTGTGCTCATCATCGATGCAAGCAAAGGCTTCATCAAGGACGGCAAACAGAACAAGCTCCGTGCCTCAGATGTGAAGAAAATTGCCGATACCTATCGCGAGCGAAAGAACATTTCTGGTTACTCCCGTGTGGTAAGCCGTGACGAAATTCGCCGTAATGAGTACAATCTCAATATACCCCGCTACGTTGATTCGAGCGAAGCTGCTGTGAAGTATGACATTTACAGCACCATGTTTGGTGGCATTCCTAACACCGAGATTTCAGACCTTGGCACCTACTGGACAGCCTTTCCTACGCTGCAGCAGGACATCTTTGCAGCCGAGGCCGATAAACCATACTCCTCGGTCAAGGCAGAGAATGTATTAGATGCGATCTTGGCTAACGCAGATGTAAAGACTTTCAAGGCAAACTTTGCCACTGCCTTTGCTGATTTCCAAACGATGCTTCATCAGCGTCTTGTAAATCATGTGGAAGATGTGAAGGAACTGGAGGAGAACGACAATATCTCTGCCGACATCTTCCGCCGCATCGCCCCGCTGCCCCTTGTGGATAAGTATGCAGCCTATCAGATTCTGACCGACCACTGGCAGGACATCATGGGCGACATTGAAATAATCCAGACTGAAGGCATGGGCGCTTGCAATGTGGTGGAACCGAAATACAAGATGGTGAAGGACAAAAATGGCGTAGAGCAGGAAGTGCCAGACGGTGAGAAGGGCCGCATCATGCCTTTCGACCTTGTTCAGCACGTCTATTTCCAGACCGAACTCGATGACCTCACCGCTATCTCAGAGCGCATCGAGGCCATCAATGGCGAAGTTGATGCCATCAAAGATGACTTCAACGATGACGAGCAGGAAACCTATCTTGACGCAGAAAAAGACGGTGCACTCGACAAAAACAAAATCAAGGCTGATGCCAAGCCCAAGGCCGATGTTGAGCCCGATACCAAAGACAAACTGAAGGCTATTGTAGCCCTTTGGGACGAACAGTCTAAGGCAAAGAAGGCACTCACCAAGAAAACACTCGAACTCCTTGCCAAGACCAAAGAAAAGATAGAAACCCTCGACATGCATGAGATAAGCGCCCTGCTCGATAAAAAGTGGATAGTACCTGTCACCACAGCCATCAGCGCCATGCCTGATGCGGTCATCGCCACGCTTGCCGATGCCGTCCAGAGTTTGGCAGAGAAGTATTCCGTCACCTATCATGACATAGAACGCGACCTCGCATCGTCACAACAGACATTGGCCGATCTTGTCAGTCAGCTTACTGGCGACGAGTTCGCTATCAAGGGTTTAACCGAGTTAATCAAAGGGTGAGTATGGAAAACGAGTTCAAAGATTTCGACCAGTTGGCAGAAACGTTCAAGTCTGTGGCAGAAGCGCAAAATGCGTGTCTGAAGCAATGCAAAACCATGTTGGCAGGCTTTAAGGCACTTGGCGAGCGCGACATTAAGTACATGGACGGCTATATGGACGGCTTGTGGGATTTCATAGAAGCTGGTGGTGAGACAGAGAAGCTTTATAGGGACTATCTGGCTTATATCTCCGAGTTCAATCCCAAAGAGGCGCAGCGGCGTTTCAAAAGTTTGGAAGATGACCTTGGCTACTGGACACCTGTGGTCATAGCGGCCGCGTATGTGGCTAAAGAACTGCACCAGGGACAAAAGTGGTAATGACTATTTTACCTCTCATTTGCTTCCCGTAGGAAATAGTGGGTTTGATTGGAAAGAAAAGGTAGTAGGCTTTCTGCACGATGCTGCTGAGGACACAGATTATAGCGTGGAGAATGTCGTGAATGCTGTGCGCAAGAAACTTGACACATTGGCAGACAGCAAGTCTGATGATTGGTGGGACGAGTTTGACATTATGCCATATCCCAATGGTTCCATCTTCTTCCCCTCTGATGATGACTGGGCTGAAATAGCCTCTGCGCTTCATATCTTAAACCACCATAATGCCCCTAATAGGACTGCCTATATCCAAAAAATTAAGCAAAACATGCTCCCACTCAGAGTGAAGCTCAATGACTTGAGAAACAATTTGGACATCAGTAGAATACCACAACCTACCAGTAAAGACTTGGATCGCATTGAACGATATAAAGCTGAATACGGTGAGCTGCTAAATGCTTTCTATGAGTTGATTAACAAAGAACAGGAGGAGAACGTATGAAAGAGCCGAAGATAAGATTCAAGGGATTTAGTGGGGAGTGGAAGGAACTTCCATTCTCTGAAATTGTAGAACGAACTTCATCCACAGGAAAGACTGGAAGTTTGCCTGGGATCGAATTTGAAGATATAGTATCTGGTGAAGGCTGTCTTAATAAAGATGTATATCAGAAGGATTGTCGAAAGTATGGAAAGATATTTCGTGAAGGAGATATTCTTTTTGGAAAACTTCGTCCATATCTGAAGAATATCTTGTTAGCAGAATTTAGAGGAATAGCGATAGGTGACTTTTGGATTCTTCGTCCTGGTGATAATGACAGTAAGTTTATTTACAATCTGGTCAATTCGGAGGCTTTTATGAGAGTCGCTAACGTATCCTCTGGTTCGAAAATGCCGCGAGCAGATTGGAATTTAGTATCATCAACAAACTTTCTTCTTCCGCAAGATAAAATTGAGCAAGAAGCCATTGGTAAATACTTCACCTCCCTCGATACCCAAATCTCGGCATCAACCTCTCGTCTTGCTTCATTGAAGCAGATGAAGGCGGCGAGCCTGCAAGCAATGTTCCCGCAGGAAGGAGAAACTGTGCCCAAAGTAAGATTCAAGGGATTCGATGGGGAGTGGAAAACACGTTCACTAAATAATTATGCAAAAAAGAGAACAGAAAAGAACGTCAATAGAATTTACAATGTAACACTTACAAATTCTGCAGAGTTCGGTATCATAGACCAACGTCAATTCTTTGATCATGATATTTCGAATTCAGAAAATATTGATGGTTATTTTGTGGTAAGGGACAAGGATTTCGTTTATAATCCACGTATTTCTGAGGCTGCTGAAAAATGCCCCGATGCTGGGCAAGGAAAACTGCTATAAATATTTTCGTATCTCATTGAAAATGAGTAGCTTTACGTCAAACAATACTCTATGATACAGCAGCAACTAGAAATACCACTGAGTCCGTATGC